CGATCTTTATTTTTTACTTTTCCATACGTACCTTTGAAAATAACAAAATCTTTACCTTTATGGATAAAATGTTTAGAGTTCTTTTTAATCCAATCTTTGCAAGATTGTTCTGTTCCTACGTGGACTTTAGACTTAGATTCAGCTACACCTTTTTGAAAAACAAAATGAGTTTTCGCACCTTCATCAAGTTCTACTTCTTCGTTTACCTTGATAAAGTTTTTAGATGGCTTGCCACCTTTTTTTACCATATCAATTTTGTATTTGCCTGATTTCAAACCAGCAACACCAGTTTGTTGCCAAGAGTTGTCATTTTGTTTACTAAGGAACGCACCCATTGCATTTGTATCTTTAAATGCCTTTACTTGTACTCTATTAGAAACCATTTTTCCTGGTGCCTTTGGCATATCTTTGTAAACAGATGCAGATGCTTCTTCAAGTTCTACTTCTACAGATTCTTTAACCATACTAGTCATAGACGCCGCCATGTCACCCAATGCCAAAGAGATATTTCCATTACGGTTATATAGAAAGAACTTACCGCCCTTACCATCTTCTCTTTTCATTGTGATCTTGCCAACTTTAGCTTTCCCTACAATGTTTTTAGTACCCACAACAAAAGTAACTTTGTTGCCTTTTTTGATACCAGAGTCAAAACCAATAGTCAGCTTATCACCTTTTTTGGTTTTATCCCACGTCTTTTGATCCATTACGGCTTCGCCAAGAAGTAGGCTTTCTCTCATTTGTTGGAAAGTCTTTTTCATTTTTTGTCTCTCTGATTTTCTAATTCTCTTCTTGTAGGAACTTCTCTTCCAACTTTGACAGCATCGTTTCTAGCTTTAGCGATTTCTTTGTTTGCATTAGCATGTTGAACTGCTCTCTTTGTAGATTTCGCGTATGGGTTATAGTCTTTTCTTTCTACAGCCTTTTCTTCAAGTCTATTCGCAATAGCTTGATCTGCTTGTTCTCGCATCTTTGATTTACCCATTGCTTTGCCATCTTTGCCAAAAACCATATCCACACCTAATTTATCAGCCTTTGCCGTAGCTTTTAATTTAGCTATGTTGATACCCTTTTCAGATTTCTTTACTAGAGCTTCTTGGTCTTTAATCAACTTCATCGCGGATTCTTTGTCGGCTTTACCAAGATTATTAAATGCTGGTACTTTGGTAAGGGCGTAGTAAGCTTTTAAACCTTCACTAGCACGAGCATTTTTACCGACTTTCTTTTGAATGTAGCTTTTGAGTGTTGAAATAGATAATTCCTGTAGGTCTTCTGCTTCATCAAGTTCGACAGATTCGTCAAAAGAAGGTCCGATGTATTCCATCGCATCGTCATATGCAGTGTCGTAAGCCGCATCACCTTTTTGATCAGCGATACGTTGAGAATCTCCAACACCAGTTATTTCACCAGTGAATTGATGATCAAGAGCCACTGGATGTGGCATAGTCTCGTATGAATGCATATCTTTAAAAGCACGTTCTTCTTCTGGTTTTGGTTGGGCAACCTCGCCTAACATTTCTTTAAAGGACTTCATAGCCGTTCTCCTAATTCTTTATTATTATTTATGCTAATTTAGCACTCGTATTATTTTTTATTCTTGCTCATCGTCTTGAGGTGGTTTTTCTTGCTTAGATGGTGCTTCTTGTTGAGGTGCAAAGTCATCTTGCTCATCACCATCTTCATCTGGCGCATCTCTAGCCTCTTGTTCGATTTGCTGTTTCATTTCTTTCATTTCTTCGTCTGACATGCGAAGAACGTTACGTAGCACCCATTCTCTTGAATAGTATGTACCAACATGTTCTTCAACTTCACGCAAAGTAGTAAGTCTTTCTCTTGCGATTTCAGCTTCTTTCAACTCAGTAAAGTAGTTGTCTTGTACAAAGTCATAACGAATAGTATTCTTAATTTCTGCAAATTCTTCTGGTGTCATGATACCTTTGAGTACCATTTGCTTTTCAAGAACTTGTGTAAATAAAGATGAGAAACGTGATCTAAGACGTTTAACAAATTTACTAAACTTCAATTCGTCACGAGTAATTTCAGAAACACGTCCAAATGAAGCCATAGTCTCAGGCTCAAGTCTTGACAACGGAACCTTAAGAGATTTATATAACTTACGTTGGAAGTATAGCATATTCTCATCTGAACTCAATGCTTGTGCATTACCACCTGGCATTGTATCAACTTCAGTCGATCTCTCACCACCACGTCGTGGGAACCAAAAGTCTTCAGTCATAGTCATCATTTTACGAGCATCACTAATTTCACCTGTAGAAGAGTCGTATTGCAACTTATTCTTGTGGCGAGTCATCATATCTCTTAGATACTGCTCAGCTTTCGATTTAGGTAGGTTGCCAACGTCAATATAGAAGATTCGTCTCTCAGGAGCGCGTGTAAGTGTATAAATGACTGTCGCATCTTCAAGCATCCTTAATTGGTTAAGAGGTTTGATTGATGGGTGTAAATAGGACAACACTAAAGAGTTGTTTTCTGTCATAACACCTGACGTCACTCTAGCAATAGAGTCTTTAGCAATCTTGAAACCTTGTGTCCCACCTTGCGATCCTGTATTATGTTGGGCAAAGCCACTTTCTGAATACATGTAGTATTCATTCTTTATTTTTTTAACAGGGACGCCACTGTGTGGGTCTTTTTCTTTTTTGTCAACTTCACGAATAAGCTTGAGTTTACGTGGATCAACGTAGCGTAGCTCACGGATACCGTCTTTCAAGTTTTCGTTGTCGATAATTACGTGGTAGTTAATTCTACCGTCTACATAAAACTTACTAAAAGTTTCGTATGCATTGTTACTGAAGTCAAAAAGAGAAAGTATGTTCTCAAACTCTTCGACTACTTTATTCTTTACCTTATCAGGCATATTGGTATCGTCAAGAATTACCTCAACAACCTTTTCATCAGTGTCAACACTGATTGCTTCATTGATAATTTCATCAACAGCTTGGGATATTTCTGGTTGTTGCGCCAGACCCCTATATTTTGTAACTAATTCTGATTCTGTCTTAGCAGAACCTTCCATATCCAAAAGAGTGCTGTAAAAGCCACCCATTGCATTACCAACAGTAATAGCACCGTCATCATTAGACGGTTCAGCAAATGAGGAAGGAACAAACCCCTCCTCATCGCTTTCTCTTTTGATGTCAAAACCAAAAATCTTCATATCATCACTTTCTCATTATAAAATTATGTAGTCGGTACGCCAGTATTACCCTCAACACGCCATAAGTCGTATTGGAATGTAACACCAAATTCTTCAATCGCATCAGTCTGTGACCAATCCATCTGAATACCATCAATATTGATGGGGAACATTCCTTCAAAAATGTACGTTCTCAAAATAGAGCCATCTTTACTAAACTGAGTAATTTGGCCTGTAGATTTGTAGTCTTGTGGCAAGGCTCTTGAATTAGAGTCATGCGAGTTTATTGCGTTTGACCAAGCTTCCATTGCGTTACGGATAGCAAAGTCTTCGTCGTTGATTACGGTTACAGTCCAATCTGCGAATGTTCTATCACCAGCATACTTGACCTGACGACCAAAGTATGGAACCGTAAATTGTCCTAGAGTTGACTCTGGAATACCAGCAGCACGTAACATGAACGGTACTTTAATGTCAGCCTCTGGGGCAATTGGGTTAGTGATTTGACATTGGAACAAAGTTGGACGCGCACCGCCACCGACTAGCTCTGATTTGAACTGGTTGATATTAAATGCCATGTCTATTTTCTCCTTTTATCTATTCTTATTTAGTTACGATATCTGACCAACAATTTCATCAAACTCAATACCACTGCGTGTTGCTACGAATGTCAATTCAATGACGTTAATAGAACGTGCTGGTTTGATAAAGATGCTTGCACGGAATTTATTTTGGTCAACAACCTCAGGAGTATTAACTGTAGAGTCTGAAATAACTCTATAATCAATAATACCACGTCTGCCTTGAATATCACGTAAGAACGGATCAACAATGTTTTTAAACTGTGTTTGAGTAAAATCATCGTTAAGTTCAAACAAGAAGCTTTCAGCCGCTGTAGCGATTGCTTTTTCAACTGCGATAAACAGCCTACGTACATTGAGACGATCAAACGCTGATGGTAGTCCAAGTCCAGTTTTGTCACCGAATAGTACGATGCCTTGACCAGTTTGTGACATAACAGGGTTCACATCTGAACCGTAAAGTACATCTCTCATTGGTTTGCTTGGGTTAAACGCTAGTTTGATAACATTCTTGATAACGCCTTTTCTGAAACCAGCAGGAGATTCCCATGGCTCAACTCTAGCGGCAAGACCTGCCATATCACCATTTAATGGTGTCCAACGATATACGTCGTTATATTTGTCATAGCGGTATTTGTACCCACTATCCATGAATGAGTAAGATGAGTTCTGAACTTTATTACGATATGCAAGAACATTAGTAAGTTTTGAGTTCATTTTAAGTTCATCTACAACAGCTTCTTTCGATGGTGATAAGAAAGCCACACAATCTTTTCTTGTTTCGCAGATGTTTGAAACAATGTAGTTTGCTCTAGTACCCGCATCATCGCCTTTGCCTTGTAGGACGAAAGAAATGTCAATCTCGTTAGAGTTTTTCAAAGTATCTAGTGCGAAACCAATGTGAGCTAATGTTGCTTTAGTTTCAGTCTTAGCGTCTGTTCCACCAACCATTGTTTCGTAACGTGAAATTGCTGTTGTAGCTGTACCAATCACGGCTGTATAACTTTGAGTAACATTTTCACCAGTATCTGGGTCTGCTACAGTAGCTTTATTTGCAATTTTAACCCATTCTGAGAAACCATCAATTACTGTTGGGTAGTAGTTTGAAGCACCTTGTGCATTTGTGGAACCTTCAGTAACAGATAAGTTTTCAAACTTTTCTAGCATAAATCCTGGAGTACCAGAAATGTCTCCAGTTGCATCAATAACTGCTACGTGAATGTTGCCTGTGTCTGGTTTTCTTCCGAAATTAGAATTGTGTTGCCACTTTCTTTTGAATGAAAGCAAGTTAAGGTCAGTTTCCGCTAACGTATATCTGTTAGTAAAACTAATAGTATAGTCGTAACCTATTGTTTCTGTAACCGCTGTGTTACCTGTACCAGTTGTTTCTGTGAGTGCTGTTTCTGCAAAGGCAGAAACTTGTAGCTCTTGATAACCAATAGATTCGTTACCAACTACTAAAACATCACCACTAGAAAGTTCGCTAATTCTATCAGCTACTTCTAGTTCAAACTCCACAGAGGTAGAATTGAATGATATTGTTTGATCTAGTTGAGAATTTGCAACTTGATTGGTAGGTATATCACCTTTTGCGAATACGTCATTTTCGTATCCAGTTGATGTAACCCATGCTACTTGTAATGCGTTGCCCAATGCGCCTTGATATTTAGCTTCAAAAGCACCGTATACGCTATTATCTGTTGTGATGATAGCGCCATTCACTGTTTCTTCGGTAATATCTATTGTTGTGCTATTAGCAGTTTCGGAACCATCGTCGGCACGAACTACATATAATGCGTTGGAATATGATAGAAAATCAGCCGCTACGAAAAAAGTTTCATAGTTGCCTGAGTTAGGAGCGCCAAATCGGTCTACGAGTTGGTTCTCTGATGAAAGTAGTATCGGTTCGTTGGTCGGACCCCATCTAAACACACCTGCCATAGCGGCTGGTGGCGTAGCGATGGCTGGTACTGCCTGTGAAGCGTCAACTTCTCTTACGATGACTGAAGGACTTACGGAAAAAGCCATATTTTTCTCCTTTATGTATTGAAAACGTCGTTGATCTTAGTTTTGTTTATTCTGTCTGTTTCTATTTATACAAAAGAACATCTTAATATAATGCCCAACCTTGTCGCTCATCATCTTGCCAAACCACGTCTTCATCATCTGAACCATCATCTATAAACCCAAAAGGTAACATTTCTTGCTCTACTTGTTCTTCCGTCTTTTCTCTTAGTTTCATAAGGGTATTAATATCTGTTAAATCCTTAAAATACATTTGATCACTTAACCAAGCAAATATGACCAAATTCATTACCAAATCATCATGCGAACCCGATTCTGCTTCATAAGAGACGCCTTTCTTTGAGAACCTTGAAAGTTCTTGAATCGTTTCGAAATCTTGTAATATTAATTGATTTTGTTCAACTAACATCTTTAAGATAGAACACCCAACAGCTTTCACGCTCTTAGTCGTTCGTATTCCACTATCTACATTCTTACCAAAACCTGCGGATATGCGTTTTCCTTGCCTACCAGCACTTTCAGTCGAAAGTAAATTTTCATAACCATAGTCCATAAGCAATGTATCAGAGACTTGTTCTCCAATATCATTAATTTCAATTAGAACTGCTGATTCGTTATAAAGTTTTCCCATTCTATAGATAACTGCCGAAAAGTCAATAGGCGTTACCATATTATCTCTGTAAGTACAAACTTGCTTATAAGGCATAGATGTAATATCGATTATACTGAATGTTGAATAATCAAGCCCCTTACCACGAGAAACATCACACGTCATAGCATACGTATGATCCTCAATAGGTGCTTCGTATTGGCATATGTTGTTTTGTTCAACTATAGGGCGAGATGGTGCTAATTCTTTTAATTTGGCACTGTCGATAAGCGTACCAGAACTACCTAAGAATTGACAACAATATTCTTGATTAAATTTCTCTTGGTCGAAGTCTAAAGCTTCTAAGGTTTCATTCTTCCAAGACTCGTCACGACCTGGGACGTCATCCCACATAACCTTAACGAACTCGTAACCGTTAGTGCCTTCTTCAGCACCCTTACAAGTCTTCCAGAAGTGGTTAAGACCATTAGGTGTAGAAGTCATTAATAGCTTTGTACTCTCACCAGATGAAATTGTAGGATAAACTGATGCGAAGAATTCATCATAACCTTCAATGAATGCAACCTCATCAAGGTATAGAAAGTTAATAGATTTACCACGAATAGCAGAAGATGATGTTGTACCAGCAAGAATTTTACAACCATTCTCAAGTTCAATGTTACCCTTGTTCCATTCACTAACGCCTTGTTGTAGCCATCTAGGGAGCGCCTCATAAGCCAACTTAACCCTAGCCAAAACTTCACGAGAAGCATCACCCTTGTTTGCAAGGATAGCAACTGTTTTAAATTCGTTGAACAATACGTAGTGTAATATGACAGCCGCCGCAGTTGTGGTTTTGCCAGACTGTCGTGCAGTTAATACAGCAACACGTCTGCTATCAGAAATCTTTTGCACAATTTCTTTTTGATAACCATACATTTCAAAGGGTACTAATCCCCTATCAACGTGAATAATTTTAATGTAGGTCTTAGAAAAGTATATAGGGTCGTTAGCACACTTCATAAACTCTTTAAGAAGTTCTGGTGTCCACTCTACGTCCTCTGATACTTTCTTGAGATGTACATTACCTAGATAACCATCACCCATTCTCATTCTCTTTCAACATTTTCAACAAATCGGCAGTAGAAACAATCAAGTTATTATTAGTAACATTTGTTTGGGCATTTTCTTTAGGTCCCATGATTTCTTCTTTTGCGAATTTCTTTTTAGTAGATATGTCTGCATAATCTTTGTTAGCATCTAATAAAGTTTTCATTAAAGTTGACACAACCTCAAAGCCTCTTGCAGACTCAGATTGTTTAGCTATCTCTAGCATCTCTCTTACTGCTTCATTACCTAGATCAATAACACCTTCAATATTCTCACGTACTTTGGTAAGATCATTAAGGTTTTCTTCATCAACAGGGTCTGGGTGGTATTCAACCACAGTAGATTCTTCTTTAACTTCAACGGGAAGAACTTCTTGTTCTAATTCTTCTTCCCTAATCTCTGCCAAAGGTCTAAGACCAAGGTTCTCAGCTATCTTATCATTCATATTATTCACTCACTATTGTTTTAATGATACCCCAGTCATCATCGAACTCAATTTCTTGGTATGGAATTGAGCCAAAGGTTGGTGGTGATATAGTCACGGTAGGCACTGTTCTATAACCTAGACCAGCATCGGTAACTGTAATAGACGAAACATCACCATTGGATGCAATTACAGCGGTTGCAGTAGCAGTAGTAGCAGTTGGTGCTGACACAGTTACTATTGCATCAGTATCATAGAATTTACCTATGCTATTTATTGACAGCTTTGTAATAGAGCCATTAACTAAAACAGGTGTTCCAACTACCGCGAAACTTGATGGTACATCATCTGGTGCATCTATAGTAATTATTGGTGCGCCAGACGTGTATCCAAGCCCACCATCTGTTACTGTTATAGAAGTCACTTCACCATCTGTAGCTGTGATTGTAGCAGTTGGGAGTGTTTTATTGAAGTCAGCCGTAAAGATGTCGCCTGTCTGTGCAGATGTAGGAACACTGTATGGGTCACCATCAACACCAACTAATTGAGCTTGTGTTTCAAATGTAACGTTATCTATGTACCCAAGGAAACTACGATTAGCACCATCAAACACAGATTGGTTGCCTTGTGCATCGCCAACTTTGTATGTATGGTTAGGCAATGCGACATTACCTGCCCCACGAGTTTCGGTTGTACCCTTGGTTCCGTTTACGTTAATTCTAATGTCCGTACCAGAATGTTCTAGTTCAACATGATTCCACTGACCCATAGTTACAGTACCGCCACTAACAACACCCTGTGAGCCATATTGAAATTTTATTTGTCCTGTTGTTTCCATAAAGATTTTTGTGAATGGAGCAAACAGAATAGAGAATGGATTTCCTGCTGGCATTGATGTTGGATAAATCCAAAACTGAACCTTGTATCCTGTGTTGGAGCTAAAGAAGCCAGTGAATGTATGTAACAATGTAACATCATTTTCAGATGCGTGTGGTAAAGCATCGTCACCAAATTTAAACTCTTGTGCAACGTTTGGTGGTGGAGCAATACTAAACGTTGGGCTTGTGTAATAATTACCGCTACCTGTAACTGTTATTGCGTCGATACTTTCACCAGAAAGTGTGGCTGTTGCCGTTGCTGTTTGTGGTACTGCATCTGGAACACTAAAGCTGACTGTTGGGGGTGTAGAGAAGTAACCACCACCGTTTAGAATATTGACACCACTCAAAGAACCATTTGCCATTGTAGTAGTAATAGATGCGTTGGCTGTATCTGGTGCGGCAATAGTAACTGTAGTATTAGCATTGTATCTCTCACCATCAACTAATACTTGAATATCATCTACCCTACCATTTACAAGAATGGCTTTTGCTGTAGCAGTCTGCCCTTCTGTAGTTATGGGTTCGCCGTTTGCGTTAAGTCCTGGTTTGATGTCTATGCCCTCTAAGAAAGGTGCATTGGTATCCGTACCATTGAACATATCAACATCTACAAACTTAATAATCTTCTTTTTCTTCTCAGGTCCGAAATACATACCTTTGAGAGTAAATGTCAAGGTGTATAGAATTGACTGTCTTTCTTCAAACGTACCTTCATACAAGTCCTCAGTTGTTACACTGTTTAGGATAATGGGAATGTCGATAGGTTCGGCGTCTGGTATCATTTTAGCCGTTACAGTCCAATCTGGAGTAAAGAACGGTATGATTTGTTCCATAATCTTAGTAGCGTCCTCAGCGTATTTTGTCATGATATAAAGTGAGAAGTCCAAGTTATAAGGAACGCCAGAATACAAGTAATCTCTTTGCGTCTGATCGTCATTGAATGTGGGCTTTAATACTTTACGTGTTGTAGCTATTTTTCTTGCAGGGTCATACGCAATGCTGTTAATCTCAAAAGACATTCTTGGAAGTGTCATTGCTGGACGTGTGCTGTTGATAAGATCAGGGTCAGCCGCTACTCTTGCTAAAATCTTTTGGAAAGGCGCATAAGAAAGAGGAACAATCATCTCTTGTTGTTTAACGCCAGCAGCGTTCGCACGTTCAATCTTTAACTGATTAAACAGTGTACCGAATATCGCTACGTACTTTCTAGTAGTAGAGTTGTAAAAGTAATTTGCAATTGCCATTGTTTATAAATCCTGTATGCTAATATTTTCACTGAATGGGTCTAGCTCAGAGAAGTCTAGTATATCATCAGCTTGTTGTTCAAACGCCAAGTTATCAGCAAGTGGATCAACGGCAGTCAATGAAGTAAGTGTGTTTACTGTGTTCGCTGTAGTATCAATATCATCAAAGAAATGATCGATCTCATAATACCCTGTATCAAATTGCTCACCAGAATATTCCATAAGTTCGCAACGCATATCATAAACTTGTAATGCACCACTTTGATAGAACACACTTTCATGTTCTACATGTTGAATTTTGTAAAGCTTATTGTTTAGAGGTAGGAATATAACTTCCCCAGCAATAGGTCTTATTCTCTTGTCGTTTTCTCTTGTAACAAATCTTTCGAAAGTTCTAATAGCAACAGTAAATGTAATTGAGTCTCTGATCTGCAAACCAAACTTACTCAAGAAGTCGCCTTCGCCTTCAAACCCATCTACGTTTTTAATATAAACTTCAAAATCATAATACTGATCGAATGTAGGAATATCGTCCTCATTCAATATAGGGTCTATATTAGCGTTTGCTCTCGTAACGAATTTTACGTCAATTCCATAGATTTGAATAGACTCAATAACCAAGTCATCAATCAAGTTCTGTTCGTAACTATTCGTAGTGTTTCTGAAAAATGCGTTCGTTGCCATCTCTTATCCGATATAGTTATATGTTAGCGGTTGGTATGAACGAATTGCTTCTTCTTCCATACGTTCACGATCAGCCCTAGCCTCTGCTAATATTTGTTCTCCATTAAACTGCACACCGCCAACTAATTGCATCTGTGTAAACTTAGTTAGGTTTAAACCCCATTGCTCACGCACAAGGACAGCCGCATAGTTCTGTAACCAACGATCAGACCAAACTTCTGCGTATTCATCAGGATTAACAACGTCGTATGCTTCAATAATAATATAATTGCCTACAACCCAAGATTTATTATCTGTATCAATGTGCAATTTATTTACGTGTTTGTTATAACGTATCATCTGCTTGCCAACTAACATTTCTTGCATGAACTCAATGTGTTGCATAGTCATGTAATAGTTTTGCATACTGTAGCTAGTCATGTCTTGAATGTTATTTAAAACAAATTGATAATTTACATTAAACATACCAGTACCAGTCGAGATACTAGTGTCCATGTCAAATATTTTAGATATACCTAACAACCCCTGTGGTAATGGAATATAGCCATTTTCTTTATCTGCTTCGGTGATCTGATGTTTTAGGTAAACCATTTGACTGCCGTTGTAGTGATAATCTCTCCAAAAAGAAACTGCTTCATCTACACGATCTTCTACTTGCTCATCTGCAACATTGATGTCAATTACAGGTGCGCCTATTTTTCTTAGGATGTAGTCTTTAAAGTCTTCTTTTGATGTTGGTTGTGCCATTATGCTAACTCACCTTTAATGATTACTTTAATATATCCAGAGTTTGGGAATGTTTCGATCTGACCGTTATTGTAAGTAACTTGGAATTCTGCGTTATGGATACCTGTGTTAGAGGTATCACCTGTTTGCCAAGTGTAGGCAACAATACCCTTTGCTGAGTTAACGATTGTCCCTGTACCAAGGCTAACAACATTAACGCCAGCATCTGTTGACATATTGAATGCAATAGACGCCGCTTCCGTCATAGGTTTAGCACGTCCAGACGAACTTGTTAAGACTACTTCTAGGGATGGTGCAGTATCGTTTTGCTTGATGTAGAAGTTATCCGACATGTGTTTTCTCCGTTTACTTTTATTTATCTAAAAAGTTATTATCTGATTATAACAAAATTTTCGCCATTATTGCGTATCTTCACACCATTTGGCTGTTGTTTTATAGTTACTTGGTTGTTTTGTGTATCTTGTAGTCTAATACCGTTTGTTAAGTTTGGTCTACTTTTGTTTAATAACGTATAATTAATCACTTTGGACTGTAGAGCATATGAAAAAGCACCTGTAGTTTGACCCAATGAGAACTGAGCCATAGTACCAGAGAACTCAATTGGAAATATGTTATCAAAACTACCTACGATAGGGTTAAAGGCTGTAGCAGAGCCAGTAAATTCTATAGAAAGGTTAGCAGATTCGCCATATCCTTGACGTCCAAACTCAATACGACCACTTTGGTTTAAATCAAATTCTATTGTGCCGTTGAATTCACCATATATAGTTGGCGTTTCAACCCCAGCAGTAAGAAAAAAGTCTACAGTGTTGTTAGCGTTAGCATGAACAGGAGTAAACACGTCAGATGTAAATGATAAATCGAACGTGCTGTTAGCTTGACCGACAAGAACTGAAAAGCCCCCACCGAAAAAGGTATAGTCTATACTCCCTGTAAATGTGCCGTTAGACATTTAGAACGTCCTTTATGCACCACCAGCAGTAATTGTAAATGTAGTAATAGTGATTTGTTGACCAATTGCGATGTTTGTGTTGTCGAGTTGCATATCTCCACCAGCACCAGATGCTGAAATAGTACCTTGCAAGTGACATACGCTACCATCAGCTTGATGTACCCTAAAGTAACCAGCAGTACCAGAAGCATCCGCTGAAAGGTCTTGCCAATTACCTGATAACTGCATTACGCCATTATTTGGTGTTGAAAGCCAATCTGCTGGTAAAATCATAGTTGCTACGATAACACCTGTATTTGCACTTGGACACTCAGTTGGCGCTGATCCTGTAGCAATCGTAAGAATTGGATTTGCGCCAATTGCTGTTTCGATTGCTTGGAGTGTGCCATTTCTTGTTTGGGGGGATAACTGAAAAGCCATCTTTTTCTCCTTTGTTGCATTATTTCTTTATATTTATAAAAAAAGAGTTGACAACATTCCAAAGTCGTGTATAATAGCGTTATCGCTTATGATATAATAATAGATTCTTTAATGCTATCTTCTTTCAATATCATCTTCTGATAATTCATTACCCATCCATACTTCAATAACCTTAACAGGAACATTACCAACGTTAGTTGCATGATGCCAAGTCTTAGAAGGTATGTCTATACTATCACCAGTTTTATATACCTTAGACGTACTATAACCATTAGAGAACTCTAAATCCATTTTAAGCTTACCATCAACGATATGCCAATGCTCAGAACGTATAAAGTGTCTTTGATCAGATAATGATTTATTAACGTCAATAGACAACTCTTTTACTTTCCAATGACCATTCTGATCTAAGTCTCTATATTTACCCCATAGTCTTTGCGTAGTTGGTTTATCCCATTCTTTTAGAATCCATGATGAACTGTTCTTTTTATCTTCACCACCAACTCCAAAGACAAATGATATATTACATTCATCACGTAATTCTTTAGCAAACTCAACTTCTGGTGTTGTTCCTTTTTTTCTATCTCCACCATTTGCAAAGATAATCTCAGAGTTTCTAGGAGCTTGTTTAGCTACATATCGAATAGCATCACAGGCTGTATCATCTGAGTCATCAAAAGTAAATACATGACCTACACACCCAAGTTCTTTGATAATAGACATACGTTCTTCGACAGACATAAAAGGTTTTCCCTTTTTGCGTGTCAGCCAATCATCACTATTAAGACCAACAAATAGGATAGAACCCATTTCCTTAGCCGCTTTAAAATATGCAATATGTCCTGAGTGTAGGGGATCAAAACCCCCAGTTACGATCACTGGTTTCATTTTCTTTCCTTCATCATATAATCCCAAATAAAGTTCTTACTTTTATTAGACTTCATATTGTTATTTATGTAACCAGGATGTACCCACCAATCCTCATAAGAATTGTTATTATCTATAGAGACATCAGGAACAAACAACTTATATCCAATATTTTTTAGATACTCTCTTGATTTGTCTTTGATCTCAGAACCCCACCAACATTCATTGTGTTGAAACTGTATAATTGAGAACTCATACTTTTGGAATGGAATTTCACCCAAAACTGATAGAGATGCTTGATCTGCATTAATTCTTAGGAATTCTGTATGTTGCTCAATACAATTCTGTTTAAATAACTTTTTATAATCTATAGTTGACGCATCTTCCAGAATAATTTTTGTATTACGTTCCCTACTGAACATAGCACACATTCTTTCGTCTCTATCTATAGACAAACCTCTCCAACCAAATTCTTTTTCTAGTAAGTATGTGTTATTAAATAGCTTAGGGTGTCCCGACCCAATTTCTACAAAGCTACCGCCCTTCTTACCTTTAAGTAGTGATAGGACAAACATATCTTGGAAGTGGCGAGAATAGTTCTTCTCCACATTCTCAAGACCATCAAATTTGTGTTTGTATTTCTCAATTTCTTCTTTGCGATATACTAACGTACTAGGATAGCCAATGTGACTTAACAAATCAGTAACTTCTGTATCCATTTCAGATGTCATGTTAAGTTTATTTTTGTGCTTTAGATTGAATAGTAAATTCTTTGAATCGTCTCTGCCATCTGTTTTCCATTTAGACATTGCATAGATATATTCAAGACCTACTTGGCCAGGATAGTTTAGTTCTTCACTGTGTTCTACTAATTCTAAGCCTAGCCCTATTTTAGAGTACATTAACGAGTCACGCCAATTACTAATCTCTTTGGAATGTTTAGCCGCAAAATAATATGCTTCTGGTCTATCTGGTAGTATAGTCATAGCCATCTTGTAAAGACCTATAACCGTTTGACCACGAGCCTCTGATCTGTCGAAAATCTGTCCACCCAATACCATACAGTTATATTGTAATTTCTTTTCTTCCCACGTTTCACCTTCGCAAAAATCAGCCGCCCTAAGATACCAACCAAAAGCCGCCGCACCCTGTTTCAGTGAATCATACTCACGAGCAAGAGCGTACATCTTAAATGGATTAGAATAGTCCATGACAACATCATTCAAAACTTTCATATTCTTAAATCTCATCATCGTCACCTTCTATCATTCTTGTTTCCATTTCTTGCTTAATGTCATAAACCTTTTCTTTCTCTATAATAGAAATTATCAGTTTAGTCAAATCAAGGTCTTTCTGGAGAAACATCATCTTCTGTCTAATTTTCACAATTTGTTCTTCGTAATATTCTATTTCTTTTTCTTTACGAAGCTTAGTCTCAAGTATGTCAGTAATTTGTATTAGTTTTTTGCTCAATTTATTCTCCATGCAAAAATTCAAGAAATACTCTTTGTGGAACACGCAATACGTATGAAGCATTATCTTGCCAACCATATGATATTAAAATATCATTTCCAAGAATAGCTACTCCCGTAACAAACTCAATATTATAGTCTTGTCCTCTGACATGATCATAATAGGTTCCCATGAAATGGAATTCACGACTTTTGTGTACGATATTCCAATCGTTATCCCATATAATAACTCTATGCGCGTAGTTACCGTCTTTCCTACCAAAAGGATCGCGCAATAAGTTTGTTTCGTGAATGAAAGCCATACGCTGATGTTCATTGATACGAATTACTTGTGAGCCACCCCTAAAGTCTTTATTGGCATCAATTTTCTTATCTGCATCATACACAGCGTCAACGGTTGTGCCACTTTCAATATCAAACTTAACAACCTGTGTTGGGTTGCACCACTTAATAAAGTGGTAAGGCATATCAAGAACTGGCATCCAATTCTTTTCACAGTAAGAACTATCGTCACCTGGTGTTGGAATAGAATTTCGTGATACTTCTGTCCATTCACCATCAATAAATTCGATTTCACACATCTCCATGCGACCCCGACCTTTATCATCAAAGCAGTCTCGACGTACTCCACATAGGAATAGCTTATCGTCCCAACTGAACAGACGTGCATCTTCAAGACCTATGAAGTTCCATGTTGGTTTCCCAGTATCTAACGCCATATTAACACGCTGTGCATTAATAAGGTTTAAGTTAGAATCTAACTCACATATTACATTATGTGTAGTAAGAGTTACGTCATTTTCGGGGTGAATATAAACAAGAGGTCCCCATTGGTGTGGAAACTTTTTGCCTTCGCTGTGATATAGGTAATAGTTAACGTGCCTTACATTTACAAGGAGCTTACCGTTGTGCGAGAATATAGAGGGGTTCATGATCCCTGTCTCGTTTCCAAGAACTTCTGTTGGTATCAATAAGGGGTGTAATGAACCCCCTCTTTTCAGTGCGTATGTTGCCAAGCCGCCCATGTACAAATCGTGCATGTTCTCTCCATTATATAATTATAGTATAGTAGTTCTTACCAGTCTGGTACGAACGTATTCATTGTATTTATCTCAACCTTCTTAGCCAAAACTTTGTTGATAACATCCATTTCGCTTTCAGTCATAGATTCTTCTATCCAAGATACAACATCTGCTTTTGTAACATCATCTAGTTCGATGTAATCAGCCGCCGATGTAGATGAAAGATCAAGTAATGTTTTGCCAACATAAGTAGCTTTTTTGTTGGCATCATTAGTAGCAATCTTTCTCCACTTGATAGAAATGATTGCATCTGCTAACACATCACCATCGCTATTTGTTTGGTCAAGGGTTCCAAGCTTTAGTATTTCCCATGTGTAGTTCATAATCGTTACTTTCTATTATTCATCACCTGATGGTGCTGGTGTTGCTTCACCCCAAGGTAGGTCTGCGCCAGTTTTCTCTACAGCAATATCTTTATCAATTTCTTTTTGAATTTGCATATCGATGTGAGCTTTGTATCCTGGGTCTGAATCAATTACGTTTGTAATCCAACCAATTACTGTTGCTTCTTCTAGGTCTTCAAAAGCAGTAAACGAACCCGCTGGTACGTTAGCCGCACTGAATGGTGTAGCACCTGTAAATGAACCTTCGTTGCCTTCTTCATCAGTACCTACGATGTCCCAATAAGTTTGAACCACTGCGTTTGTTAAAGTTTCACCAGCAGCGTTAACTTCATCTTTTACCTTTAGGTTTCTGACAGTATATGTATATGTAAATGCCATTATATTTCTCCATTTTTATTGTGGTAGTGTCTTATTTATCTAAAACACGGTTTTTCTTGTGTCTTACTCTATTTATACGTTTTAACCACGGTACAAATATAAATCTACAGGAACGCATATACGCAAAGTAGAATAGTAAGGGTTAACGTGATGGTATGTGAAACTGGGAAAAATCATAAAATCTCCCGTTCTTGGGGTAATTGCATGTCTATCAAACAAAGGATTAAACCAATCATCATATCCCCTATTAGCATTGCTTCTTGGGTCAGAAAATACTATGTCACCACCACTATTTTGATCTTCTGCTAATATGTAAAATACACCAGATAAGTGTGCGCCAGAATGATTATGTATAGTCATGTTATAGTCTTTGCTATGACCTGTAATCCATGCTTTCATTTCATGACTTTTAAAATCTTCAATACTTTTATTAATAGAGTGCTTTAGGTAATCGTTAAACTTATCGTGTACTAATGACTTGAACTTATTCATTACATCAGAGTTATCTTTAAATATATTACCGCCATCTACCTCTCCTGTTAAATCATTTAAGTTGTAGGTAGTGAATATGTGTTCAACAAGCCCTTCAACGTCAAATTTTCCAGAACCAATGGTAGTAGGCCAATGCGGATTAAAATCCATAACAGTCTCCTTCATGATATATGACATTATTTATAACAAATCTTTGAGTTGACATTTTGGACTAAATATGGTAGTATAAATAACAATACAATATGAACAGGTAGCTATGACATTTATCGACTTTGAAAACTTTCTGCTAACAGAAGAGTGTTTTGATAACCATGATGTTTCTTATATAGACGAAGATGGTAATCAACACTACATAGAACAAACTGACTTCATCTCATATGTTGGGACTGTAGCTAGGTTGTTGTCTGAGAGTAGAACTATGAAAGTCGAGCAAATAGAGACTTTACTGTTTGTTAAAGGAACTGTTCATGCCTTTTACAATCAAAAGAATGGCGCATCATTTGATGTTCATACAGACCCTGTAGATGTTTTTATAGAATGTCTTGCTGGTAAGAAGATCATGGAAGTTGATGGCAAAGAGGTTGTGTTAGAAAAAGGCGATACGGTTTTAATACCATCAGGAACACCGCATAGAGCGTTAAATTATGAAAAGGCATTGATGTTATCACATGGCATTCACGACACAGAAACACTTAATCGTATACGTTAAGACCACCGAAACTTGTAATCTGAACTGCGCCCATTGTTTTACTTCTGGTATTAACGGACGTAAGATTTACTTTGATGCGGATAAGACAGCGAAGTGGTGTAACGAATTAGACGATGGGTCAAATCAAATACACTTTGAGTATCATGGTGGTGAGCCTCTGCTTGCACCCATGAAAGACCTGTGGCATTTCTACAATGTTACGAAAGAACATTGGGGTGATAAATGTACACATGGTATCACAACAAATCTTACGTATAAACTGACTGACGAACGTGTTGAGTTTCTTAAGGTGTTAGATTCTGGTTCTATCGGTACATCATGGGACCCCAACATTCGTTTTGCAAACGAAAAGCAAAGACAGCTTTGGGAAGACAACGTAAAGCGTTTGGTTTCTGAAGGTTGTAACATCCAATGTTTTATTTCCGTATCTAAAGATGTTGTTGCAATGGAACCCCTTGAGATTGCTGATTATATGCATTCACTTGGAGTGGGTTCTATTAACTATGAACGATTGACCCACGATGGCAATGCAACAATTAATACAGATATTTTTCCACATAACTCTGAGCTTGATGCTTTTTGGATGAAGATGCATGAGACGACTAAAGATCACCCTATACATAATAACTTTCTCAATTCAGTTTATGATAAGTTTAGTAAAGGTCAATTCTTTAATGGTACGTTCTGTAGGGATTGTGAGCAAAAGATACACACTATCAATGCTGATGGTACTGTAGCAGGTTGTCCTAATACTGCACCAACACAATGGTATGGTGACATCAGTATGCCAGCAAAGACAGTGAGAGAAAGCCCTAAGCGCATGGAAGTGATTGCTTGTGAGACACATGAGCGTGACCCACGTTGTTACGACTGTCCTGTGTTTATCTATTGCCATTCTGATTGTCATCAGTTACAATGGATGGAAGACGTATGCCCAGCGCCTAAAACATTGATGTTGAAATTAGCGGGAGACAAAGGATGGATTTGATTATTAAGCCAACCGAGGCTTGTAACTTTAAATGTACGTTTTGTTCTTCGACTGACATCGACCCCAATGAAGTTGGGCTGTTGGACTTGGAATATATCTATCGTTTCTTGAAAAGGTATCCTGATACTAACACAATCATTGTTAATGGTGGTGACCCACTTATGGTCAAGCCAGAGTATTACCAAGAACTGATAGACCATCTTGATGAACATGATTACCCAGCATATATTAGCTTTACATCTAACCTATGGCCTTTCTTAATGCGCCCAGAGAAGTGGCTACCCATCTTCAAGAACGAAAGATTTGGTTGTGCAACATCATTTCAATATGGTGGTGGTAGACTAAAAGGTGACTATTCAGAGTTTACAGAAAAAGACTTTTGGATGGTGTCTGATGCTATGTTAAAACATACTGGCGAACGTCCACCCTTTATTGCGGTTATTACAGAAGAGAATGAACATCTTGCTATCAAGAACGTTGAGCTTGCCAAAGAGATGGACGTGGAGTGTAAGTTAAACTATGCTATGGCGTCTGGCGTACAAGGTAGCACGTATCAGTTAAGTAAGATTTACGAAACATACCTTGAAATATATGATCGTGGTTTAGCTGAATATGAGTTCAACACTAAACAAATGATGAAACGTCTCCAAGGCTTTTCAACTACTTGCCCTCAAAATAGGCATTGCGATGGTGGCATTCGTGCATTCAACCCAGGTGGTGACTATTACTCTTGTGGCTCTTTTGCTGATGATATGGATTATCCTATTGATTTTGAGACTGAGATGAATGGTGAGATGCAGACACCTCTTCAAAATGATCCTAACATACAGACTATGAAAATGGCTTGTTACACTTGCCCTATGTTTGAAATATGTAATGGCTGTAAAAAGACAGTACGTGATATGAAACGTGAAGGGACAACTGAAGCACATTGCAAACAAATGAAATCACTCGCTCCAAGAATACTTGCTACGAATGGAATGAGTCCAGATATGGTGACGCCTTATGTTGATGAATCTATCAATTAATCCGACATACTATTGCAACTTTGCCTGTGACTTTTGCTACTTGACAACAGCACAATTAAATGATAGACATAAGATAACACCGCTATGGTTAGATCATTCGTTACGTCAAATAAACGATCCTATTGGACATGTTGATCTGTATGGTGGTGAGATTGGGTTATTGACGCCAGAATACTTCTATGAACTAAAAAGTATTATAAGAAGATATTACGATGGTGATATAAACATCAATACAAACCTTTCTGCGTTTCCAGACTTCTTTCGAGATGATGATGTGACGTTATCTGTATCGTATGACTTTCATGCAAGAGAGAAAGAACAGCACGTTCTGAATAACATGATGAACGCAAATAAAGATTTATCTGTTCTAATATTAGCTAGTCCTAAAGTTTTAGAGATGGATGTTGAATTTATGATCTTTACGTTGAATATGATTTCTAATGTAAAGTCAGTTGAGATTAAACCTTATTCAATTAACCAAGCTAATGCTCACCCTGTCACGCATAAAGACTTTGAAGACTTCGTTATTAAGTTTGATGAAGCAAAGACAGAAAAGAAGTTTAACTTTCAAAATATGGATAACATATGGCGAAGTATAGATAAAGAATATGATGCGTTTAGTAATGATCACGTATATATTACACCTAAGGGTAAATATGGTGTGCTTGAGTTCGATAAATACGATAAGGAATACTTCAAAGAATACGATACATACTATGAATACAAGAAGTGGGCTAGGGAAGAACCTGAGAACAATCTAAGCGAAATATGTAAGACGTGTAAATATTATGGTAATTGTTTGACAGAACATTATCGGTATGTAAAGGATTTGACTAATAGTTGTAATGGATACAAAGGATTGTTAGAATATTATGAAAGAATGGAAAGCTAGACAAAGCGCATATCATTTGACAGCATCTTTATTCAAAGATGATCTGACTGATGTGGAGATTAATTGGCAACCTGACCTTACGGTTGAGTTTGCTCTAACACACTTCAGAGAGTATGTAGACGAATGGATTTATCCAGCCAAATCATATGTGGTTGCGATATGTTATGCCCATTGGCTTAGTAAAGACTTCAATGAAGACTTCTTTGATGCACTAAATGATCCAGAATTGCTATTTAATAATGACCCCCATTTTGTTCCATATTGGCAAGACAAAGAAACTTATGATGAAATACTCGCCCAACTAGACTTTAACGAGAAGCTTGGTATGGTTCCTGACATATACGAATACTATAAAGAGGAAATGTTATTTGGACTTTAATATAACAAAACAGTTATTAGAAACTAAGCGACCCGACATCGCTGAGATTGAGTTGACGTTGTTTGAAAACTGTCACCTTAACTGTTCTTTTTGTCATCACGACAAGAAGTCAACTGTAGGCTTGTCAAGAGAAGAAATATTCTCCAAGCTTGATTTAGTTGAACAACATGTTATTAAAATGAAAGGCAGAGTAGACATTATCCAAATCAATATGGTTGGTGGTGAACTATTCCAAGATCGTATATCAGAGTGGGCTTACCCAGTTTATTATGACTTTCTAGTTGCAATTAAGAAAATATTCGATGAACACGAGCAAAAGATTAAAGTTGTTTGGGTTACTTCTTTTCAGTTTAGCAAGAGAGATAGGGTAGAAAAACTATTAGACGATCTAAACGCTGTAGACATTCCTTCTTATATCATATGCTCTTATGACTTTGACGGAAGACCCACAAAAGGACCTTACGCAAAAAACATAGAATATTTCGCTGATTATATCGTATCAATTAATATGGTTGCTACTACTTTGTCAATCAAAAAGTTTATGGCTGATGATGACGAATACTTCCACTATCTATACGAGAAGTTTGATGAGTTTTACTTTGATGATTATATACCAGACCGTGGGTTTGATTATATGATACCATCAGACAGTGAGTACCTAGAGTTCTTGAAGTTTGTATATCATAACTACCCCGACATCAATCCTATAAAAGACTTGATATATAACGAGAGCAACCACATGCACTGCTTGGCTCTTAATAAGGTTACAATCTTTCCTGATAACTCTACATCAAACTGTAGATGGGATAGATACGATCAACGTGACTTCAACACTAAATATGAACGCAAAGACAATGCAGGTATGATGCAAGCCTATATGGATGAAAATGGTTGTTTGTCTTGTAAGTGGTGGAACAAATGTGGATTTAGATGTTACACTCAATGGGATTGGAAAAATAGAGAACGTGATCTACCAGATTGCATTATGAGAATGTGGTTCAATTATATGGACAAGACTGGTCAGAATTTAATTACAGGATTTGATTATGATAAAGAAAAAACTTAAACTTGATTTTTATACACAGCATGGGGCAATCCTAGAGCTTCAACCAATTCAACCAAGATCAAAACCACCAACGTGGTGGAAATCAATAAAGAACACGTATGACACGTATAGGTCTAGGGTTGGTACTAAAATACCAACACCTACACTAAAGACTTGTCCTGGTGTAGTTGATTATATTCGTAAGCCTATTACTCTTAAGTTGTGGTCTGATGCGATTTTTAAAGTAAAACCAGATGGTGATGTTGAATGTATTGAACCGCATTATGGGGCAGACATTATTTCTGGGGCAATGCACGAGCGAAAGCAATTTGGTGATACGTTATATCCAAATAGAACAATTTTTAAACTGCACGGTCCTTGGACAGTTACAGCTAATCGTAGAGCAGAGTTCATGATTACTGAGGTACACTTTAGTGAAGATTTGCGAAAGCACAATATTCTACTCGTGCCTGGGATTACAAACTTTTATGACCAACATACCTTAAATGTGTTTTTAGTATTTCCTATTAAAGCTGAAGAATACACAGTGACACTCAAGTATGGTACACCTATCATGTCCATTTACCCAATGCACGAACAAGAATTAGATATTAAAATGCATAAGTGTTCACCACACGATTTTCAAGAATTCCAGAATGTATTTCCGTCAACTTTTATTGGTCGTTACCACACCGGGAAACACGCACGAAAGAAGTGAGTGATGTTTCATATAACTTAGTACACCCTTATCAATACATGTCATCATATTAGGACAGGAGCCACAGTTATTCGTTTCAGCAGAGTACGTTAATTGTTCCATAAACTGAAACGATTTTGCTTCTGTCCACGACTCAATGTCATTCTCATCTTTGACTTTAAATTCATCAGTACCTATTAAAGCGATGTCATATACGAATGGCGTCCAAAAGAAACGTTCGTTACAGTAGGTGTAGTTTAACTCTAAAGAACCACCCTGTGCTTGATCTATGAACGTCTTGGGCATAAGATCATCAGAGAAGTCATACCCTTTCCATTTCTCAATTAAGTGCTGCTGGACTTTACTCTTAGGCGCACGGAAGAACGATGGGTTTAGTGTGAGAATAG